TTCCGAGGGCCGGCTCTCACATTCTACTGTGCTAATCGGGATTCCTGATTATATCAAAGCTATCATCGACAAGCACCCGTGGTTCAAGAATCTGCTGGTTCCGGTGGATGAGATGAACAAAGCCATAGCATCCACCAAAGACAAAGGCTCATTTTTAAACATTTTATATAACAAAGCAAAGAAGGAGGTATAAGCAAATGGCTTATAAACATGGCGTCTATGTATCTGAGATGCCTACCAGCATCATCCCGCCTGTCAGAACGAGTGCGGGCCTGCCGGTTGTGTTTGGTACTGCACCGATTCATTTGGCTTCCGACCCGGCTCCTGTAAACAAACCGGTGCTGTGCTACAACTATGCGGAAGCGGTTGCGGCTCTCGGATACTCCGCAGACTGGGATAAATACACTCTCTGCGAAGTAATGTACTCCCAGTTCGCTCTGTACAATCGTGCTCCGGTTGTGTTCGTGAACGTGCTGGACCCGGCTACTCACAAAGCGGCTGTTGCACAGGCTGAAAAGTCTATCACCGATGGCAAGGTTGTTGTGACAGACCCGGTTATCCTTTCCACCTTGGTAGTTAAAAAGACTGCCAGCGGAGACGCTTTAGTGGAAGGCACTGACTATGTAGCTGCCTACAACGACAAAGAAGAATGTGTCATCTCTGTTGTGGCTGGCGGCGCTTTGGACGAAGAACTGTCCATGTTCATCAACTACGACAAAGTCGATGCTTCTGCTGTTACCGCCAATGACATCATCGGCGGCATTGATGCAACCACCGGCAAAAAGAAAGGCTTGGAAGCACTGAACGATGTGTTCCCGCTGTACCGCATGGTTCCGGGTATCGTCCTTGCTCCTGGCTGGTCTCACATCCCGAACGTGGCTGCGGTGATGAAAGCCAAAGCAGGCAACATCAACGAGCATTTTAAAGCCATTATTCTGACCGATGTTCCTACTGCGACCGTCAAGAAATATGGCGATGTTGCGGCATGGAAAGAAACCAACAGCTACACCGGAAACGACCAGGTTGTTTGCTGGCCGATGTGCCGGATGGGCGACAGCAAGTATTACCTGTCCACCCACATTCTGGGCGTTATTTCCCAGACCGATAGCGCCAACGACGACATTCCGTTTGTCAGCCCGTCCAACAAGGGCATTCAGATTACTGGTACCTGCCTGGCGGACGACACCGAAATCGTACTTGGCCCGAACGAAGCTGCTCTGCTGAACGGCAACGGCATCGTTACCGCCCTGAACTTCATCGGCGGCTGGAAATCCTGGGGCAACCGCACCGGCTGCTATCCCGGCAACACCGACCCGAAAGATGCGTTCATCTGCATTCGCAGAATGTTTAACTGGCATGCCCAGACATTCATTCTGACCTACTGGCAGAAGGTTGACGATCCGATGAACAAACGCCTGATTCAGACCGTACTGGACAGCGAAAACATCCGCCTGAATGGCCTGACTGCCCGTGGCGCACTGCTGGGCGGCCGTGTCGAATTCCAGGAAGACGAAAATCCGCTGACCGACTTAATCGACGGCATCGTCAAATTCCATACCTATCTTACTCCGCCTGTTCCGGCTCGTGAGATTGACAACGTAATCGAATTTGACCCGAGTTACTTCAGTGTGTTGTTCGGTTAAGAAAGGAGGTAAACCATGAACGTACCGGAGAAATTAATCAACTTCCGTGTGTACAACGAAGGCAATGACCAGCTGGGCGTTGCCGACGTGACGCTGCCGAATTTCGAATCCATGACCGAAACCATCAAAGGTGCAGGTCTGGCCGGCGAAATTGATTCCCCTGTCCTTGGCCATTACGGCTCCATGGAAGCGGAATTCAACTGGCGCACTCTGTACGAAAACAACCTGTCGTTTGTTGCCCCGAAAGCCTTTACCTTTGACCTGCGTGGTGCGAATCAGGTAAAGGACAGCGAGTCCGGCGAATACGTAGTGCAGGCTGTTAAGTGCGTCATCCGTGGTGTGCCTAAGAACACCGAGACCGGCAAACTGGATGTTGGCACGTTGAGCGACACCAAGAACACTTTCGAAGTGGACTACATCAAAATCAGCATCGACGGCAAAGAACGTGTGGAACTGGATAAATACAACTATATCTGCAAAGTAGATGGTGTTGATTATCTGTCCGCAGTACGGGAAGCCCTGGGGCTGTAAAAAGCAAAAAAGATTAGCGCCTACCCGATATGACTTTGTATCGGTAGGCGCTTTTTTATTAGAAAGGAGATAAAAATGGATATTGATTTAACGAAACTGAATGCCGGCCTGGAAGATCTTACCGGCAAGGATTTAGAGAAACTGGAAAAAATCGCTCGTTCCCTTGGGGAAACGATGCCGGAAATTACTTTGTCGAAAAAGTATCAGGCACTTGTGGCAGCCAAGGCGCTGGGCGTGAAATATGATGACATTACCGATTTGCCGGCGAAAAAGTATTTGCTGGCAACCATGACCGTATTCAATTTTTTCTACGAAGATATGGCACCGGTACAGACGGAAGACCAGCTGCAAGCGGAGCCAAAATCCACAGAAGAATAGCTATTATACTCTGCGAGGGCGGCTACGGTGATGTTGAAAACTGGATGGGGAAAACCTATTCAGAACTGGAAGAATGGATGAACGATATTACAGAAATAAAAAAGGAGCTTTCACACAAATGAGAGCTCCTTTATTTATAACTGACGATATCCAGGGATATGCGGAATCGGATGCTTTTCATCCCATTCTTTTCTTAATCTTTTTTCTTCTTCATTCATTTTTTGTTCTTCTTGACATGCCCGGATAAAAATATACAGGAAAGTCAGAGGAAACAGTATTAGTGTCACAAACAACATCACAAACGACCTCCTCTTTGTAATAATTGTACAAGATTTTTTTTACTGCGTCAAGGGGAAATTATGGCTAACAGTGTTATGAAAATGGCATTCGTTATTAACGGTGCCTTAAATCCAAACTTTGCTACCTCTATTGGTCGGGCGCAAACACAAATCAAAAACCTTCAAAAGTTTATTGATAGTGCAAGAGCGGCCCAAGTAAAACAGAATATCGAATTCACCAATGGCGGCAAAAGTATAGAGCAGTTCGACAAAAACATAGCACGTTTAGAAGCTCGGATTAAAAGCGCCAGCGAACAGCAAGACAAGCTGAACAAACTGATGACTAATCGTAATGCGAGCAGAAGAGATTACAACGCAGCTAAAATTGATTTTATGTCAACTGTTCAGTCTGTTAAAGCAGTCACCGCTCCGTTGACTGACGCTTATGAAACGGCAGCGAACTTTGAAAAGGCGATGTCCAAAGTCGGCGCCATTTCCCTTGGAGATGTCAAAGGCGATGAATATAACCGGCAACTGAAACAGCTGACCGATACGGCCCGAATGCTGGGAGAACGCACCCAGTTTACCGCTACGCAGTCAGCTGAAGCAATGTCCTATCTGGGCATGGCCGGATGGAAAACGAATCAGATTATTGAAGGCATGCCCGCTCTGTTGAGTTTGGCTGTTGCCGGAAACACGGACCTTGCCAGGACTGCGGATATCGTATCAGACAACTTAACGGCCTTCGGGCTGGCAGCGAAAGACTCCACCCACATGGCGGATGTGTACGCTACGGTTATTACCAACACGAACACGAACGTGGAAATGTTGGGAGAGACCATGAAATATGCGGCTCCTGTTGCAAAAGCATTCGGGGCATCTCTTGAAGAAACTGCTGCCATGGCAGGCTTGATGGCCAACGCTGGTATCAAGGCTTCGCAGGCAGGTACCAGCTTACGGGCAGGCATGTTACGTTTAGCTGGCCCTCCGAAAGCTGCTGCAACTGAACTGGATAAGCTTGGTATCTCTATCTCTGATGTGTCCAAAGAACAGGCCGAGGCAAATGCAATGCTCAAAAGCCTTGGAGTTGAAACCGGAACTTTGGAAGGCGGAGAAAAGATGGCATCCATCCTTTCACAGCTGCGTGAAAAGTTTAAGGGCATGAGCGAAAACGAAAAGGTTGCTGCCGGGCAGGCCATTTTTGGCAGGAACGCAGTAACCGGTTGGTTGGCCATGCTCGATTCCGAAGCAGGTGCGTTTGAAAAACTCGTAACTCAACTTCGTAATTGTGATGGCGCTGCGGCGACTATGGAAAAGCGCATGAATTCCAATGCTCAGGGCGCCGCTACCAGAATGAAATCTGCTTATGAATCGTTGCAGATCTCTCTCATGAATGGATTCCTTCCGACTATTGCATCCCTGTTTGATGGAATAGCAAAACTAACTGGCGCATTTTCCCGGTTGGTTTCCGAAAATCCAATTCTTGCGAAATCCATTGTTGGCGTTACGATAGCCATTGCTGGTGTGGTAACAGCACTTGCCACATTTGGCGTGGCTACCGCAGGCATTAGGTACGGAATAGATGGCTGGCTGTTCTGGAAAGAAACAATCAAGGGTTGCGGATACGCTACAGCAGCATATAGCAAGGCTTTGACGTTGGCCAGCAAGGCGCAATTCTTTTTCTCTACTGCGGTAAAAGCGGCAAGTGCTGCACTTGCAAGCATGCCTATCGGTTGGGTGATATTGGCCGTTGCGGCTTTGGTGGTTGCAGGCACAATGCTCTA